CCTTTTCAACCTCGTCTAAATCGCTTGATGTTATGTTTGGATTGCAGTAAAGCAAGTTTCTCCGCGCAGATGTAGCCATCGGGGTGAATATCTTCATCACCTCGTAAATCTCAATTTTCTCATCAAGCATCCGGTTGACGATTGATATGGCTCTTTTCCAGTTTTCTGTCTTATTCATATAAAAATGCAATGTATCGTTCGTGTACAGAGTAAATATCAATGCCTTGCAGCTCTACCTTTTCTACCTTACCAATAACACAAGCCTTCTGCCCAATCTGTAGTTCTACTCCGTTTCCTACCGCCGTTATGGTTACGTCTATTTGCTTTGGCTGTTTTTTATCGATCGTCACAAAAACACGCCCGTCTGGTGGTCTCAAGTTCGTCATGATGCAAATATACAAACAAATAACATAGTGTCAAGTTCTTGCTTGTAAACAATACTATTTTGTGTAAATTTGCGCTATGTTTATCCTCTCAATTGTCTTAACTGTTGTATCTATCTATCTAATGATCAAGAACTCCATATATGGCTGTGGCAAAAGGTGTTACAAGACCCGAAAGGAAGCTCAGGAGCATTGTGATCAGGACCAACAAGTGTTCATGTGTTGGGACTGCGAAAAGTGGCACATAAAAAATAATGAAGAAAATCCTTGACAGCCACGCGTGGTTGTTTTATGTTTGTCAAAATATTTCACCCCTCGTTTGCTAAGAGCAACAGTAAACTAGGGTTGGAAGCTAAGTAAAATTTACTTATCAACCTAAAAGCCCGTAAAGTTGCTCTTACGGGCTTTTTTATCTTATGCACAATCAATATTCAATCATCCCTGCAAGTGTGTTGCTTAGCAAGGAACTAACGTCTACAGAAAAACTGCTTGTCGGCGTAATCTCAAATTTATCAAACATCAGAGGCTATTGTTTTGCTTCAAATTACTATTTAGCTGAATGCTTAGGTATGTCCAAGCACACTGTTAGGAAGGCTATAGGTGAGCTAGAAGTAAAGGGGGTTCTTGGTAGGGTTATAAAGTTAAACAATAGAAATGAAGTTGAAATGAGGTGTTTAACAATAAATCCAGATGCTGAGATACTCAGCAGAACAGTTACACCAGAAATGCCTGCGTCATTCAGTGAGGACGATGATTACCCTATGACTAAAAGTGAATACCCCCATGACCAAATATGGTCCCACCCTATGACCACGGATGGTCACACCCCTGTCAATAGAATCTCACATAATAAAAAGAATAAAGTAAAAGAAGAAAGTAAGTATTCTTTCGAGCAGTTTTGGTTGGTGTATGACAAGAAGGTGGATAAGAAACAAACCCTTGCTGTTTGGAATAAACTATCTGATGAGGACCGAACCCTAGCAGTTGAGGGCATGGGAAACCATAAGAGTGGGCGCGAGCGCAAATACTGGAAGGACCCGATACGATATCTTCGCGACAGAAGGTGGGAAGACGAAACAACGAATACGAATACAAATACAAAACAAACTAACTACAATTATGACCCAAATGACCCAAGGAATAAATGGTAAGGTATCCATCTACAAAGACTTCAATGACCTGCAAGGACACACAATTAGTGTACTGGGCGCACTTGAACGAATTAGGACTGGAAAGTCAAAGGCACTTGTTGAGAAGGCGAGGGAAGCCAAGACCAAGAAAGAGGCGGACGAATTAAAAAAGAAACTTCCAGCAGTTTGTTTTAGTGGCACTTTTTCCAAAAGAAAGGACTCTGAACTGCTCGAACACTCCGGATACATCGTTTTAGACTTCGATAACGTGTCAGATATGGCCCAAAAACGAAGCGAATTGTGTTCGGTTAGGTATATTACCGCTGTTTGGGAATCACCCTCAGGAAAGGGCTTAAAAGCGCTCGTCCAAATTGAGTGGAAAACAAAGCACAAGGAACACTTTGATGCCTTGATGGAAGAAATGCCCGACATTGACAAGACCGGTCGCAATGTTTCTCGCTTATGCTTTGAGTCCTATGATCCGAATCTTTGGTACAACGAGAACGCTGAAGTGTACACAAAGCTGCCTGTAAAAAAGGAAGACAGAAGGTTGCCCAAGCAGACAACCACCGAGACGATTAACGACGACGACAAGATATTCCAAAACCTTCTTGCATGGATGACATCCAAAGGCGATGCGTTCCGCGAGGGGGAAAGAAATCACTTTGTATTCAAACTCGCAGCAAGCTGTTGTCGCTTTGGGATGATGGAAGAAACGTGCTACAGCTTAATGATGATGCACGTCACCCCCGACTCTAGCTTCAGTCAGAAGGAGTGCAGGCAAGCCATACGAAGTGCATACCGAGCCAACATGAATCAGTGGAATACAGCAGAGTTCACCAAGGACCAACTGGTAACAAAAGCCGAACATAAGGAAGTTAAGATTGAACTCACCGAGCAAGACCTCGAGGAGATGAGCAAAGATGATGTGATTTATGCTGAAGAAGTTTTTGAGCAGGCGTCTGAGATTTATCATAAAGGTTATCAGGCAGCCATGCCGCTTGGTGTTCCGCTTCTAGACAAACACTTCAAAAGAGTTAAAGGCGAATTAACAATTGTTTCCGGAATTGGAAACTATGGTAAGTCATCGTTCATGAAGTGGGAGATGATATTCCGCATGGTTAAGTTCGGAGAGAAGGTTGCCATCTTTACTCCTGAGGAATTGCCTGCTGAACAGTTCTATCATGACCTGGTCGAGATTTACTTTGGGAAAGATTGTACCCCGAATAATTACCACAGGCCAAGTTACGAGTCTTACAAGAAGGTGTATGATATGATTGGACAACACATCTTCATGGTGTATCCCAAGAACGTAAGCCCGACTCCCGACTATGTGAAGGAAGTATTCCTAAGCATGATTATCAAACACGGAATCGACCGCGTGGTAATCGACCCATTCAACCAAATGGCAAATGACTACAGCAAGGGCGGTGGGCGTAGTGACAAGTACCTTGAGACGTTCCTTTCCGACTGCACAAGGTTTGCAAGGAAGAACAACGTGTACTTCGACATCGTTGTCCACCCGCACAAGATGAGGAAGGGAGACGACGGCAACTACCCATGCCCGGAGGTATTTGACCTTGCCGATGGCGCGATGTGGAACAACAAGGCTGATAACATCATTATCTACCATCGTCCACTTGCTCAGACAGCACCCGAAAGTCCGCTGTGTGAGTTTCACTCCAAGAAGATTCGTAGACAGAAGATTGTGGGGATAAAAGGCTTCTTTGATTTTGAACTCGTTAGATCAACACGAAGATTTACGTTTGAAGGTGTGGACTATTTGCAAAGAGCCATAGATGGTCAGTATGTTCAGTCCAACATCGAAGAACCAAAACCTTCTGTAATCAAGCCAAACAAGAGTTGGACGGATTCGAAAGAAACAAAAGAATGGAACGAGGAGCCAGGACACCCGAACGGCCACAGAGAAGCGTGGGAATAATTATATCAAAAGTGTTATATTTAAAGAAAACGTATATATTTGTAACAAAAATGTTACATTATGAAGAATATAGTTTATGCACTTGAGTCACCACATGATGGATTGACTTACTATGTTGGAATGTCTCAAAACGGATTAAAACGTCCATACAGCCATACTAAAAGTAGTCATAGCGATGAATTAAAACAATGGATCAATGGATTAGGAAGAGAGCCAATTGTAAAAATATTGGAAAGAGAGGTTGACAATTTAAGAGCTAGAGAAACTTATTGGATAAACGAGTTCAAAAAAAGAAATGCTCCATTAATAAACAAGATGATGCCTACTGAAAAACAATTAAAGTACGCAGATTACAAGGTTGGCGAATTCATAAAAGAGAGAAGAAAAATGTTAAAAATTACACAAAAGGAATTTGCTGAAAGATCTGGACTTGGATTACGTTTCGTAAGGGAAATAGAACAAGGAAAAGAAACGTGTAGAATGGATAAGGTTCTCCAGGCTCTAGCTTTATTTGGCGCGACAATGATTCCTGTTGTGAACTATTAATTTAACATTTTTTTTCTTGCACAAAAGAAACATATATGCTACATTTGCGAATATAACCAATAAATATTAATCAAAAAGTTATGGGATTAAATCAAGGTGGTTCATCAAACCGTACTTACCTCAGCATATCTGGCGGTAAGATTGCCAAGCGAGTTCCCGAAGGAACAGCTGGCTCAATTAAGTGTAACAGCAAGGACGGCACTAAGGTGTGGTACGAGCAGAGATTTTCTTCTCTGTCCGGCTACATAGTAGACGTGTTCAAGCGCGTATCCGAACAAGGATACGGAGACCAACTCTGTGTGGTTCTTAGAGATGGAAGCGAGGAATATCAAATCCAGATGCCTTGGTCTTCACGTTACTCGTCGGGATTCTTCTTGTCAATGCCGAACATCGACGCCGGCAAAGAAATTACTCTCACTCCGTGGTCTAAGGAGATTGACGGAAAGACTCGCACGATGCTTTACCTGCGCCATGGTCAGGAAGACATCAAGTGGGGGTGGACCAAGGACAATCCTGGAAATATGCCTGAGATGAAACAAATTAAGGTGAAGGGACAAATCGTGTGGGACGACTCAGAGCGCCAAGAGTTTTTTGAGAAGCATCTCAACGACATCTTCATGCCACAAGTAAAGGCTGTGAGTTCTGTAAAGAAATTAGACTCATACGCCGCTCCGGCTCCTTCTGAGGATCCTGGAGACGACCTGCCATTCTAACTTTAACCAAGGGCCGTGGCGGGGGATAAACAGGGGTGAACCTGCTGCGGCCTTAATCCAAACGAACATGAGATATACATTCAAAGACCTAGTGGAGCTTGTCCACGTAAACAAACGAAACGAGTTTACAAAAATTTACGAGTACTTACACAAGATAGACAACCCTCAGGAGAACGAAATCCTTGAAAAGGTAGGAAAACACTTCGAAGTAACTCCAAAAGAAATCAAGGGAAGGAACAGATACGCCGACGTTGTACTAGCGAGGCACATGTTTATGGCAACAATCAAGGTATGCTCTACAAAAACCCTCGCCGAGGTTGCAAGACTAGTAGAGAGAGACCACGCCACGGTTTGTCACGCCATGAAGACCATTCGCATGGACTACGACTACAACCCGGCTAGAAGGAACAAGATAAGACACTTCATCGCCGACCTAGACCCAACAAGACAAGAACTTTTATTAGACTTTTTAAATGAACGGAATCCCGATATACTTGCCGCCTACGCCGTCGACACTGACCGAGTTACAGCACCTTCGGAATTTAAGGCATAAGCTACTCATTCAGGACATGGAATACCCAAAGCTGGGTATACACAAGCCAAAGATAAAATACGACCGTGACAAGTCACTAATGCGTTTGATTAACGTAAGATTGTATGAACTAACTGGTAATGACATGTATCTTTGGATCAGCGGACACTTTAACGAACTTAAAAAAATAGAAGATGGGACGAATTGAAATAAAAGACGCAAAGCGCACAGTAGACGGACAGAAGGTCAACGCATACCGGGTCCGTACTATTGGGGAGAATAACGAAATACTTCAGACCTCTGAGGTGCTGAACACGATTGACAGCGTGAAGAAACACATCAAGGCGATGGCTCTTGCTTGGAATAGTGAAGGTTATGCCGATGTGATAGACTGCACGTATCGCGGAAAGTTTGATGGTAAAATCATCGACCTTGAAGAGTACGACAAGCTAAAGTTTGAAACAATTTCCTAATGGACACCATTGAGTCTATCATGTACATACCATACAACGTGTATGAGGACGGCGAAGAGAAAACTATGTATATTTGCGTACCTACCACACTGGTAATCATGAAGAGTCAACAAGTCGAAAAATCACAATTTATATTTTGGAACTAAAAAAGTCATTCCCAGCCTACATGTTGGAACTTCCCAACATCACCCTTACAGCATTCCTGTTTGCGTTCGTTATCGCCTTTGTGGTTTCACTTTGGGAGAAGAACTATCCAACCGCGATTGCTTCGTTTTTAATCTTAGCATCCATCGTTCCCATTAAGTACTATATGTGGAAGAAGATAAAGGCGCAAA